TCGTTGATGGTTCAGTAAATGGTAAATTAAAAAACTGATCTCTTATGTTACCGCCTGGTGCATCGACATCTCTAAACTCTCCAGGTTGTATTGGTTGGTCATCATCTCTAACTCTTATACCTCTAGACTTAAATCCTGCTGGTAAATTTTTTAAAGTACCTGCATCAATCAATTGTCTAAGTGATTGTGTTGCTGCTCTACTTAAACCACCAATCATGTGTGTTAAACCAAAACCATAAAAGCCTAGTCCCGGTAAAAATTTGTAATGAACAAAATATTCTATTCTTGTATATGCAATATCGTTAGGTTTATAGTTTCTATAAATAGATAAAACTTCTCCTGACCCTTCATCAATAGTTACTATGTAAGGAATTTTTATTTTTTTTGCTTTGTCATCAAATTCTTCATAGTCTTCTAAATTTAAATCTACATGCATTTCTAATATTGTATGTAAATAATCTGGACCTGTGCCCTTTACACCTTCAAGCTCATCTAATTTTTTTCTAACTTGGTCTGGTTCAGTGCTTGAGTCTATCAGTTCTATGTCTCTGTAAAAACCTGCTGCCATTTTTTTATTTACTTCATTAGCTGTCATTTTAAATACATGAGTAATTCTTTCACAATCTTTTAAATCAGATGCATAATAAGGAACAACTAAATCTTCAGCAGGTATAAATTTAGATACTGGTCTGTTTAGCATAGCATCGTAATAAACTTTTTTAAATGTGCTTCCTGATAATGGTAAGTAGAATAACATTTGATCCATATCAGTCGTATACTCTTCCATTTCTTCCATAAGTAAAAAATTCATATACTCTTTTACACGATCAGCCTGTTGCTCTACTTGTGGAGTTTGTAATCCAACGACTTGAGTTCTTACTGGGCCATCAGATGGGATTAATTCTTTATAAGCTTGTGCTTGGAATTGTGTAACAGACTCAGCTAGTAACGGGTGTGTAACACCACTAGCACCTTTAAAAGGTTTTGTGACTTCCTGATATTTTGTGCCTAATAAATCTAAACCTTTGATATATGCATCTTCCCACTCTTTTCGTGAACCTTTATCTTTTTTATATTCTTGGATAAGCTCCATTCCCATATCTTTCAGAGTACGGGCATCCATCGCTTCAGCTAGGTTAGCATTAAAATCATCTTGAGGTCTTTCTTCAATGACCTCTTCTTCACCTTCAACAGTTACATCAACTGGTAATCCATCAGGTTGTTCTTGGACTTCTTCTGTAACTTTTGTATCTTCAATTATTTCTTCGTTTTTCTCAATAGCCATATTTAATTGTACCTTATTGGTTTAAACATATCTACTACAAGTCCTCCGAGAGCCTTATATGTTTTTTGAGTGCTTCTCATCATTGGGGTTACTTTAATAGCAAACGCATCAAAATACAACCTTGGGTCACCCTCTGGTATTAATCTAGTGCTAAAGTCTGCTGCTTTTGCTGTAGCCTCATCAACAGCTTCTTCATGATATTCACTAGTAATTTTTTTACCTTTTTCACCTGGATATTTAAACTCGTCTTTTCTAATTTTTTTGTATGGTAATTTTGGATCTGAAAGAGATATTTTTGTGGGTCCTGCAGATGTATTATAAAATCTTGCTGAACGTTTCATGAGTTCTGGCATAACAGCTTTACCTTTTCTATCTATGCCTTTACCAGTCGCATAACCATAAAATCTTTCATTACCTTTTTTATACCCTTGTCTAAAACTTAATTTATTAAATGGGGCAACGGCTACATAATCAACTCCCTCTCTTGCAGCTTTTTGCATAAGATATTTTAATGCATGATCGCCATATGCATCTGCCTCTACTAAAGGAAAATAATCATATTGTTGCGAACCGTATTGATCTCGTTTTCTAAAAACATTATTCATTTTTATTTGTATATCCCTTGCATCATTCATTAGGGCTTGTGCTTTGTTAGGCTGTCTTTTTTTAATAGCATCATCTATATCTTTCATTAACTTCGATCTATTCTGTGCTAATAAATTTAATTCTATGTCTGCTTGGAAAGGATTAATTCTACTTTCTCCACTTAACTGTTTTGCTTTACTTAAACTTTTCGCAACAGATTGATTTACATCTGATTGTATTTCGTTAATCATAAATACTTTTTTACCCTCAGGGGTAAATCTTGTGTCATACCTAACATGATAAATTTGATTTTTTATACCAGTACTAGAAAAGTGTCCTGGCTCTTTAAGAAAGCTAGTGTTTGATCTGATAGGCTCATCTAAATAAAAAATTGTTTCTCTGTAATCTTTACCACCTTGTAACGTGTAATTTGATTCGTTACCGTATTGTGTTTTGTTTTGTCTCATTGGGGCAACGGCTGTATTTAATTCTGCCTCTGCTTTATTAAGTAAAGCCTTTTCCTGTTCTCTTACATCAGGTCTTGCTTTAGCTTGTCTCAATGTATCTCTTAAATTTCTAAAAGCTCCAGTGCCATACTCACCTTTCTTAATACCTTGCATTTGATACAACGCAGAGTCTAAAGTATTAACCAAATCTTGATCTTGTCTAAATTTTAATTTTACAGCTCTAATAGTGTTTTCCATATTTTTACTGGCTACGTCAAAATTTTGTGTTGCAATTTTAGAAGTGCCTAACTCATAAGGTTTTAATCTATTAACAGGATTCAATTTAATCATTGCACCAACTTCATTTGCATCTAACTTCAAACCAAATTTTTTAGCTGCGTAAAGTAAACCACCTGTTAAATCACCTGCTTCATTGAAGATCGCTAGATTAGTATCAAACAGTTCTTCTCTTGAAATATTTACTTCTTTACCTGCAAAAGGCCCTGAATCATATTTAAATCTTTTTTCAGCTCTTTCTAATTTTTCTGCAGGTTTACCAAAAACTTTAAATTTTGTTTTTCTTGTTGAAGTAAGATGGTTCAACCACTCATCAGCTGTGTACCTTCCTCTTCCAATTTTCATAGCCCAATCATATGTGCTTGAGCCAAATGCAGGAGCTATGTCATCTCCCATTTGTAATGATTTTGTTTTTCTGAGAACTACTGGAGGATTTCTTATTTCTTGTTTAGCTAACTCTTGACCAGTCTTTTGTAATGACTGAGGCTCGTAAGTAATCTGCTTCGTTTGTTGTCCGGTGGTCGGTGTCGCTGATTCCTTCTTACCTAACAGCCGTCTCCCAAACTGAAATAAACTCCGTAGGGACATAGTCCCTCCTAGTACAATTTCGTAGGTTTGTTTCTACCTAATTTACATTTTGCTTTAACAGTTCCACCAACTTTATATTGTGATATTGGTTTTTTAAAAGGTCCGCCCATTTGATCCATAGATCCTGATTGATAAAATGCAGTTTGTTTCTTGGCTGCTTTTTTTGCTGATCCAGATGCTCTTGGATTTTTTTCAGTTCTTTTATTTCTCTTAATATCTTTTAATCTTTCATCTGCAGCTTTTTGTATTTTGCCTTCAGTTCCTGGTGAATATTTTTCAACAACTACACCAGTTTTGTATCCCATAGGTTTTTTCATCATGCCTCCTCCCATTTTCTTTTCTTTCTTTTTCATTTTAGATTTTAAATATTGTGTAGCAGCTACTCCTGCTAATGCTATTGGTGCAACTATTTTCCCAATCTTTGTAGCTTTAGCTGCTTTTTTAGCCTCGGCTAAAGCCATTCTTCTTTTGTTAAATTGAGATGCAGTTTCTCCAGGTTTAAAACCTATTGCTTTTCTCATCTCATCCATTGTTTTATAAGTTTTTCTTTTTGATTTAGCGACTTGTTTTTTTACATTTGGTTTTACACCAACGATTGTGCTTGTTCCTTTTGATCCGGGACCAGCTGCAGTTTCAAAAGCTTTAGTGTAACCTCTAAACATACCGCCTTTTTTCTTACCTGCTCTGAGCATTTTGAAATCCTCTGCATCAATTCTGTTATTTTTATTCTTGTCTAATTTTGCTTGGCCACCTGTTAATTTTTTAACATATGGAAATTTATCCGCTTCTTTAAATTTAAATTTAGGGCTAGTCATTAAAGGCATTGGAAGCCCTTTCTTCTTTACAAGTTTTTTTAATTTTCTTTTACTCATCAGATCTCCTAATAATATTTATAATCCTTTTCTATTTTAAAGTTCGGTTCATCCCAATCATCAGAATATGTTTGTACAAATCCGCCTTGGCGATATCTTAACACAGCTTGGGTCATGCTGTCTACATAGTCATCATATTGACCGTTTGGAAAAGCTGCGCATTCTTCAATTACCTCTTGAGCCCAATGCTCGTCTAAAGGTGCAAAAACCATACCTGATTCAAATACAGGGGCACAGCTATTTATCCTTGTATGTTTATCTCTACCTCTTGCAGGTACATAATCTACCACAGGAATACCTGCTCTTCTTAATTCATGTATTAAAGGTTGACCTAAAGCTTTAGCCTCAATGATTACGGTTTCCGGTTCCCAG